GTAATTTTAAGGAGACTATATGAAAGCACACAATGAGTATAATATAAAAAGATCGTATGACGAATCGGAGTCAGTCATACTTTCTACAGGGAAGAAATTCCACATGACTCCAGATAGGAAAGAATTCTTAGCAGAACTTCAATCTGCCTTTCCTGAGCAATCTGTTTTTCTAAAAGAAGATTTAGAAAAACTATCACACACCCCATACTGGGTGAAGTCAACAAGGTTCCCTTTTGCTTCTGCTGATAAATCGTCATATGATTTGACTATGTTACTTGGTGGTTTGTCACCGACAGCAGTTCAAAATGTGAAACAACCAACGGTTATTCCAATGACACCAGCACCTGTTTCTAATAACATGCCTGTCGCCGCTCAGACTCAAGCAGTGAATCTGATCGAAGACAATGTAAAAATCATTCCTGAGAAAATGACTAACTATGTTCCGTTTGGACATTTCAAAGATGTCAAACAGATTATCAAGTCTAAGATTTTCTTCCCAGTCTTTGTGACAGGGTTATCTGGTAATGGTAAAACATTGATGATCGAACAAGTATGTGCCCAACTGAAGAGAGAACTCTACAGGGTCAATATCACCATCGAGACTGATGAAGATGATTTGATGGGTGGTCATACTCTTCAAAATGGTAACATTACTTTCAGAGAAGGTCCTGTTATCAAAGCAATGAGAAAGGGTGCCGTACTCTTGCTCGATGAAGTCGATCTTGGTTCTAACAAGTTGATGTGTCTACAATCAGTTCTTGAAGGTAAAGGTTATCTAATCAAGAAAACTGGTGAGTGGGTGACACCTGCACCAGGATTTACAATTCTTGCGACTGCTAATACAAAGGGTCAAGGTTCAGAAGATGGCAAGTTCATCGGAACTCAGATCATGAACGAGGCGATGCTTGAAAGATTCGCCATCACAATGCAACAAGAATATCCACCAGTGTCAACTGAGAAGAGAATTCTTAAGAAAGAAATGGAACTAAGTGGTTCTGTTGATGAAGAGTTCTGTGACAAACTTGTCGACTGGGCAGACATTATCAGAAAGACCTATTACGAGGGTGCTATCGATGATGTTGTTACTACAAGGAGACTTGTTCACATTGTCAATGCATTCAGAATGTTTGACGACAAAATGAAGTCAATCGAAATGTGTATTACAAGATTTGATGAAGAAACTAGAAGTTCCATTCTCGACCTCTACACCAAAGTAGATGCAGGGGTCGACATGGAAAACCCTCTTGAAGATTCAGAGTCTTCAGAGTATAATGAATACGATGAGTAATAATATCGACTACAAATATAACGAGGACAAACTCTTAAACGAGTTTTCCTCTTATATTGATAATACATACGACCAACATTACTCACTAAACAAATACCAGAGTACTGAGTTTATTATTGACTCAGGACATGGTGAAGGTTTTTGTATCGGCAATATTATGAAATATGCACAAAGATACGGAAAGAAAGGTGGCAAGAATAGAGCAGACTTGTTAAAAGTTTTGCACTATGCCTTGTTTATGTTACACGTTCACGATAAGGAGACTGAGAATGAAATTAAGTGAAGAAACAAGAAGTATATTAAAAAACTTCGCAACAATAAATTCGGGTATCAAAGTTGAGACAGGTTCTCAATTGAAGACTATTTCGAATATGAAAAACATCTTGGCAGTAGCAACTGTTTCAGAAGCATTTGACCAAGGGTTTAGTATATACAATCTAGGAGAATTTCTAGGTGCAGTATCATTGCTAGATAATCCAGACTTTGCATTTAACGATGCATCTGCAAGTATCAGTGATGATAATACTAGCATGACTTACTTCTATGCAAGTGAGGGTATGGTGACATCGCCAGAGAAGATGATTACAATGCCTGATGCAGAGATTAAAGTTGATCTATCATCAACACTACTTGGCGAATTGCAAAAAGCGGCCAGTGTTTTAGGTGTTAGTGATTTAGTACTACAATCAGATGGTACTAAAATCGAGTTAGTAGTAACTGATAAAAAGAATGCAACATCAAATACATTCAGCAGAATCGTTGGAGAAGGTACAGGTGTTTCATTTACAATGAACTTTAAGATTGATAACTTGAAAGTTCTAGATGGTAATTATGAAGTCTTGGTTTCATCGAAAGGTATTTCAAACTTCAAAAACAAGGATATAGACTTAGAGTACTTCATTGCACTTGAACCAGATTCAAAATACAATGTGTAACATATATAATATAATTATGTGTGATAAAAGTGCTAGTCTCCACAATTATCATGGGAGTAGAATATCTCATCAATCTCTTGGCATTCTACACGATCTATCGGAGGGGTTAGGTCAACTATGAGTAACGAATTTTTATACGTAGAGAAGTATCGTCCTCAAACAATTGAAGAGACAATACTACCTGCATCGATCAAGAAAAGTTTTCAAGAGTTTGTCAAGAATGGCGAACTACCAAATTTGTTACTAACTGGTTCAGCAGGCATTGGTAAAACTACAGTTGCGAAAGCATTGTGTAATGAAATCGGTGCAGACTTTATTGTCATTAACGGATCAGATGAGGGTCGTCTTATCGACACTCTCAGAACTAAAATCAAAAACTTTGCATCTACAGTGTCACTCAGTGGTGGTTCTAAAGTCGTCATACTTGATGAAGCAGATTATATATCAGCAGATTCAGTTCAACCTGCTTTAAGAAACTTCATAGAAGAGTTCTCAAGCAACTGTAGATTCATTTTTACATGTAACTACAAGAACAGAATTATTCCTGCACTTCACAGTAGATGTACAGTTATTGATTTCAAAATAACACCCACAGAAAAACAAAAACTTGCTTCAGTCTTTATGAATAGACTTAAGATGATTTGCGATGATGAGGGTATTAAATACGAAGAGAAAGTATTAGTAGAACTGATACTTAAATTCTTCCCAGACTTTAGAAGATGTATCAATGAAGTACAACGTTATGGTGCATCAGGTGTAATTGATAGTGGTTTGTTAGCAACACTATCAGAAGAAAAACTAACACCTCTGGTCGACATGTTGAAAAGTAAAGATTGGTCTGGTATGAGAAAGTGGGTTGGTCAAAATGCTGATAACGATTTCAATACTTTGTATAGAAAAGTTTTCAATGCATTAGAGAAAAGACTTGAACCAAGTTCAATACCATCGGCAGTTCTAATCATTGCAGACTATCAATACAAATCTGCATTTGCAATGGACTCAGAGATTAATTTTACTGCATGTCTAACAGAAATTATGTCGGAGTGTAAATTCAAATAATGGGTAAGTTAAGACAATGGTTTCAAAAATGGTTTGACAAAAGAATTGAAAAGTCATTCCAAAGACAAGCAGACAGACTGTTCGCAAAACACGATGTCGAATATAGAGACG